TAGTTCTATACTTGGGTTTTCAGTAGTGCTATTTGGGGTTGTGCTTGTAAGTTTTAATGTATTAGCGTTAACGGCAAGCTCACCATTAATTGTAGTAGCGCCAGCAGTAACCCCACCTGTAACAGTAAGATCACCATTGATAGTAGTGTCGCCTAGGTCTTGGCGCAGGTGCTCATCTAGCTGATTAAAGTACAAGCGTAGTATGCTAAACGTGCGTTGATACAGGCTCTGATTGTACTGTGCAGGCGGTATCGGCAGAGCCGGGGCTTTAAACTTGACGTTGTTAGCCATTAGCGTCTTCCATCTGGGCGCATATCAATGCGGGGGTACCCTAACTGCCACTTAACGCCAAGGTTAGTAGACTCTACTTTCATAGACATTTGTCTGCCACGTAAGCGCGTGTTTATGTGTGTGGTGTAAGGTTCTACAGTAACCGTAGTCCCCTGCACTATTGTGCCTGTGTTACTGCCACCTTCTGACGTTGGGGTGTTATACCCAGAGCCAGAGCTGTCTAACGGGTTTAAAGTAATATCTACGCTAGGAGAGCCTTGTGTAGACCCTTGGAACGTAATATCTGGCAACATACGCCATACAAAGGCGAATTGGTGCCCATCTTGTAGGTCGAACTCAGAAGACGTAATAGAGGCAGTTATAGCCGTTGTAGTGGTAGTTTCGTTATCATCTACTCCAAATTCATGGTTTACAAGGTTTTTAGTGTATGTAGCGGCTAATGGGTAGCTACGAATACCCGAGTTCTCCCACGCAGTGCGCGCCATAGTGCCGTGGTACCATATGTTTTCTAAGTAGTTGTACACCACATACCGGTCGTTAGTTAAGGAATTAAGACTAGGGTAGAACCACCATGCCTCGTTAAATTCCTCGTTGGTACCTGATACAACTTGTAGGGCTTGCGTAGCATTAAAATCATCAAATACATGCCTATGTAGTGTACAAGGCAGGGGTTTTGTGTTGCCATCGTAACTGTAAAACTTGTCTTTACCCATCCAAAAAGCCATACCATTAGCGTAAGATACGGCATTAGGGCTAGATATAGACACGTTTTCACCTACTATTTGCGCACCCCAACCCTCTAAACCGAGTAATTGCAGTGCGTATAACGCAGCATCTGTCCAAACAAGTAGCTCTTGGCGGGCTTGCGCGGCAGCTATAATCTCGCCACCCCTTGATAAACGTAGGCTACCCGCTACATTAGTGGTAGTAGGTATCCAATCAGTTGCGTCTTCTTGGTCAGACCATCGAACTAGTAGGGGGTCTAAGGTATACGTGTCATCTAGGTACGCGGTCGTACCAAAACAAAACACGAATCGGCTAATATCTGATACCAGTACCTTGTTTGCTACGGCGGGGACATCGTATTTAAAAGTAAGGGGAGCATCATTAGACACGTTTACAGCCGTATCAAGTACGAGATTTTGTTGGTCGGTTATAGTGACTACACGAACAACACCTGCGGCTCCTGTACCCCCCACAATCATACCGACACGTATTGTGCCGACGTTATCATTTATTACTAGAGCTGTGGTAGAGCCACCGCTATCGTTGTGTTTATTAGCTGTTACTGCGTCTTTATCGTCTAGGGGCACCGCCAAAGTAGTTACTGCGTTACTCCCCCTCCAGTAGTACAACGGGCCACCACGATACGCCATAATAAGGTCTTCGCCGAAGTTAGCTTGACTCCATAACCGCATGGTAGACTCAGTAGTCAGTCCAGTACCATACACGCCGTTACCGAACTCACCGCCACCCCAACCAGCTAGCGCCGTACTTAACTCATCACCTGAGTTTATCTTGTACGTAGCTGTAATAGCGTTCCCGCCCGCAGGAAAAACCGCAGGGGAGCCACCAGAGGCGCTAGCTATAGTTATGGTGTAAGACTCGGAGTAGTCAAACGACAGCGCAACGTCTTCATCTAAGGATTTAGCGGCGCTTAACTTTATTTTGTTTTGGTCTAAATCGCCGGTAGTAACATCTAAAACGTATACTCCCGTGCCTACTCCAGTGCCCGTCACTGTCATACCAATAGCGATAGTGCCAGTATTGCCGTCTAGGGTGACTTCCTGACTGCTCGAAGTGGTTGCTGCGACGTTTGCCGAGGCTTCGTTGCCATCGTTAACCGTTATTTGAAATTCATTACTTAGTAGGGTAGTAGTTACCCCGTTTGTTGTTTCCGCTGTACCGCCAAGTGTTACAAAATCGCCATTTTGGTACCCGCCAGTGGTGTCTATTACACGTACAGTAGTAGAACTTGCAGTAGTGACAATGGGGTCATCAGCTAAGGTAATTGTGGCCTTACGGACAGGGGTAACATCGTTGTACTCACCTGATTCTTCTACGTAGAACTTCGTGTTTGTGCCTACCCCTACAAGTAAGTTACTAGCTAGAGTACGCCAGCTATGGATAGAGCGGGAAACACCATTAAACACCTTATTAGATATTTGTTGCCATCCACCGATCTTTTCCGGCAAGCCTTTACGGAACCGTACTTTGTCGGAGTCGTGCCATCCACCCTCAGTACTGTATCGAGTACCTTCTTTGTTTACACCGGGTTTTAGTTCTAACTTGCTTAATGGCATTGTTACCTCTTAATAAGTCCACAGCACAGGTACAGTACTACGTGTGTCTACGTGAACAAAAGTCTTAGCAATACCAATACCACTAAAACCTAGCTCGAATGCTAGTTTTGCTAGCAAGAATCTCTGCGCGCCGCTACTAACTCGTATGTCTGCGGCAATGCCTTTGCTGTGCATCCCCGGCTCTGCTTTCTTAGCTTCGATGGAATGCTTAGGGCTTCTGTAGCCAGAAGTAATTGTAAAGGCAAACCCCGCCGCCTCACGTAGCGCGTCTAACGCATGGATAAATTCATCCTGCATGTCATTCTCGCCAGTCTCTTGGCAATCAAATTCTTCTATTTTAAAGTATTTAAACTTACTCATCTGATTTATAACTCGCACCGAAGTAAAAAGAAGTTATGGCAGATACTACACCGCCCATATAGCCTAGGATTAGGCTTACTATAGTGTCGCTATTAGCATCAGGTGGCTGGATAGTAACAAGAAAAATATACCCCACGAAGCCCACCAGAGCGACGAGAGCAACGATTCTTGGCGTCCAATCACCTTTGTGTGCTTGTCTCGCATCTTTGACATCTTGAGCCTCCAAAGCAAATACATCGACTTCTAGCTCCGCCATCTTCTTCTCGAAGTCTAACTCGGCCTTTTTAATCTCGACAAGCTGCTCAGGTGTGGCAGATTGCATTGCTGTATCTATAGACTTAGCGTCTGACTTACAACCTAGTACGGATGCAATTGCTTGTGCAGCGGTGCCCCCAAGAGGGCCAGCTAGTGCCGCACCAAGTGTAGGAGCAACCGCCCCAATTAAGCCTTTAATAGCTTTAAAATTCATTTTACTTACCTACTTTTTGCATAGCTGATTTATGTGAAGCTGAAAAACTCTTACCGTTCTTCATTTCTTTACGCATAAAAGCCATATGCTTAGCTGTATGGTGTTCTTTATGCTTTTCTAACGTTGTTTTCTGCTGCTTGGTTAGCCCTGAAGTACGTTTGCGCATAGCCGTTATCTCAGTGGAGTACTGTTTAAGTTACTTAGTCTCGAACTAAGGCGCGCAATTTGCCCTTCAAGCCTTTCAATCGGGCTTTAAAGATTGCTAATTCGGCTTTTATTAACGCTAGCGCCGCTTTCGATTTTGCTTGTATCTTGACTTTGAAGCCCCCTAATAGTGCTTTCAAGTCGTTTAATAGTTTGGTTAGCATTGCCATTTTACCTTTTCTAGTCTCTTTTTAGTTCTATACCAGCCTCTAAAGCCGCTATACGTAGTTTTAAGTCAGTAAGCGAATCTTTAAGTTTTTCAGTAGCGCTATTGTGTTTTTGCTGCTGATCACTAACGTACACTAAAAGCATGTCTTGCCTAGCATCGGCAGGAAGTGCTCCTAACTCGCCTCTAGGCCATTTTACCCTAAACTCGCTGTTCTGATCTATGTCCATTTGAGTTTTGTCTAAAGCATGTTCCAAGAGGTTTAGCCGCTCTTGAATACCAAAGTAAGCCATAGTCGATATACAAGTAAAAGCAATCATAGCCACTAGGTTTCTGATTGGTATTGTTATACCTGTATTCTCACTAAGTTCCATAGCTAGATGAGTTGGCCAATAATAGCAACGCCACCAGAGATAATGAGCACATACAGCCCCCAAATAATGTTTTCTAGGCGGATAAACTTCTTAGAGCCATCGCTAAGCTGTTCTTTAATATGAGAGTACTTAATGTTGCACTCCGACTCATGCCGCTCAATACCCGCGATTGTTTCTACTAGCATTTCCTTCTGCGTTGCCATTACTACCTCTACAATATGTTTAAAGTTATGAAGCTAAAATTGCCTCTATTAAGTTCAGAATTATCAACCCACGTATCTTCTGTGGACACGGCGAATAGGTCAGACCTACCCAAACCGGCTTTTATTTGTGCGTAGTGGTCAGTTCCCGGACGTAAGAGTACTTTCCACTCCCCCATACCTAAATTAGTTAGGTACGTATGAATAGCGTCTGCTAAATCTAGGATAGATACCCCAGTAAGTATAAATGTAGCGTGGAACGTACCATTGTGTGGGGCACCTTCAAATAACCCTAACACTGTGTCATCGCTATCAGTGGTCAAGGACATTACTTTTTTAGATACTTCGTCGGCGTTAGTGAACTTCCAAACTATCTCGCTTAGTCGCACATCGTCAGTTTCATAGGTATAGCCTGCGTACACGTCTTGTACGTCTTTATTAGCAGTATACAACGACGATATTAGCGCAGTGTCGATAGCTTGTGGTGTTACTTCTGTCAATACATACATAATCTAACTAACCCCTTCCCAAGTTAATACTTTCACAGCACCCGCTGTCTCGCCCATTAAGTTATCTGCGCTGTCTGAAGCAACGCTAAGTTTTTCGTGTGTAGCCCCCCAAGCGTAAACACCCGACGTAGGGTCAAAAGGCTCTAGTCTTAACCCACTAAATACATCTGGCACAAACGTATGGGCATTGGCAGTCAAGTTTGTTAAGTACGCACTTGTAGGTGCGTTAGCGTTGTAGTCAACCCCACCCACGTTATAGAGGCTAGGTATAGTCTCTATAGCGAACACTGTAGCGCCAAGTTGTACCTGCCAGTACACGTTAGGGTGCAGCATAGTAACGCCGTTAATAGTAATGTTAGCGGGTAATGCCTCACCTACAGTACTAGATATTGTTACGAAGCGGGAATAGCCAGCTCTTCTGTACCCGTAGGTAGAGCCGTAAGTTATGTTAGAAAACCCTACAGTTACTTGAGTCTGTAAGGCTCCGCTACCCGCTGCTGCTATTACGCCAGAAGAC